GGTGGCACGGCTGAACTGATTATTCAGGAACTGGCAGAAAGAATCAGCGGAACTGGAACCAGTGTCTCAGACTTTGAAGGCATCAGCGATTTAGTCACCAAAACCGCACAAGATCAGATTGATTCCATTCACTTCCAGAATCTAACCGCTGAAGAGCAGATTCATTTCCGCAACGAGGAGACCGTTGCGATGTTGAATGCACAAAAGATTTTCATTCAATTGATTGATGACGAAGAAAGAAGAGCGGAATTACTAACAAAAATTCAGGCTGCTGAATCCAAGCAGCTTGAACTCTACAACCTGCAACTCTCTGAACTTCAAAAACTCAACGAGGAACGCGAACGAGAAGCTGCTTTGTTGCTTCAACAGCAAGGCCAAGCACAGGTGGACAAACTGCTCAGTGATTTAGAAAAAACCTTCGACAATATCATTGAACTCGTCCAAGACCTACGCGACCAAGCCGAAAGCCTGGTATTCTCTCAATATTCAACCGCCTCTGCTTCAGACCGTTTCACTTCTGCAACTACTCAATACCAAGAACTGCTTGCGGCAGCACTTGACCCAGAAGCCACAGAAGAAAACGTCAAAGAATTTCAAGCTTTTGTTGACACCTACCTTCAAAGTGCACAAGACGTTTTCAAATCTTCGAGCCGCTACCAAAACATTTTCAATTCAGTCCTGGCAGACATTGAACAGGTTGCGGACTTCGTTCAACTCACCATGCCACAAAATGAGATTGAAGCGGTTCGCAAGCAACTGGTGGATGTAGCAGAAGAGTTTGGACTGAGCATGGAAGAAGTGGTCGAAGGCTTGGACAGGCTGGTGCTGGCGTTGACGTTCCGCGCCTTGGTTGTGGACGTTCCAATTGAAACCGTCATTGACGAAGCAAACAGTGACCTAGTTGTTGAAGCAGTGGTCACGGCAATTGAAGACCAGAACCTTTCCGATACGGAAATCGTTTCAATCGTAACTGCTGTTCAATCTCATTTATCAGACACGGATATTGAAGCGATTGTTACCGCAGTTGCCGCAAGCAATTCAGATACAAATATTGAAGCCGTAGTCAGTGCAACCGCTTCAAACGTCCCAATCATTCAAGCACTGGTTGACGCAATTGCTGCCAACATTCCTGTCATCAGCGTTGACGTTGATGTGAATCTGGACCCAATAAATGAAGCTATTGCTGATCTAGGCGCAACGCTACAAGGCGCAGTCAATAATTTTATTGTTGATGTGAACCAATCCAGTGCAGCGATTCAAGGCGAAACGCTTTCCACACTAGCAGCCTTTGGACAAGGTGGGGATGTCCTAACCTCTGGGCTTTATTCAGCAATTCAAGGCGTGACAACAAGCAGCACAGATCAAATTTATTCCCAAAATTTGGGCGAACATATCTTTGCAGACACAACATTATCAGCAGACAGACAAATTGACGCTCAAAGCCTTGCAGCTTCTTATCTTGATAGAGGCATTAGAGAACCTTCGTATTTTATTTTTTATGATTCCTTGCATTATGACGGTACAAAGACAAGTGTCCTAAATGGGTTTGACTATAAGGCTGACGCCAGCAGCTTCTATCAGCGAATGCTTGAACTTCCTGACTATTACACAAACATCCAAAAAATCGGCTTTAGACGAGGTGGACTTGTAAACCCACTCGACACGATTCCAGCCATGCTCTCACCTGGCGAATATATCCTATCTCCAGAAACCGTCAGACGTTATGGCGTCAGCAACCTCAACCGCTTGAACTCTGGCGACACCGCAGCGCTGAACGCAACGAGTGACCCAGAAGTAAAACGCTTACTGGCTGAATTGATTGTGGCAGTGCGCGAGAATGACACCGAGGTAAATGTTTACACGGACATGAAAGGCCAGACAAAAGCAGGCATTGAAGAGTTCAGAAGTGAATTGCGAGAAAGAACGAGAAGACAAGGCGAGCAGTATGTTCCAGCGAGGTATATCTGATGAGCCAGTTACTCGCAACGATTACGGTTGATGGTACGGATTACCGAGGTTCGCTTCGTGGCTTTGCTGGTCAAAATTTTTACCAGCCTTTTGTCAAGAGAATGCCAAGTTTGGAACTTGGACAGGTTGAGGACAGTGGAAAGATTGGCGTGAAGTTCGGGAACATTACTTTGACAAATGACTATTTGAACGCAAGCCATCCATTCGCCTTGCAGAGATACGAAGATTTAGTCGTTGCACCGAGTCTTTATCCAACCACTTTAAAATGGGGTGAAGCCGGAAGTGACTTGTTTTCAGGGAACATTTTTCTTCAATCTGTGAGCGAAACAGAAATCACGTTTGCTCTAACAGATGACGAATACACACTAGGCGCTAGACCGTTTACTCTTACCGAGAATTTTGTTTTTTTGGAATCAGTAACAGTGCCTGGAGGTGGCGCACCTGTTTCGATTACCGCATTAAATCATCAGTTTGTGAGCGGAACCGTTGTCATCTTTGAAAAGATGGACACCTATGGACAGTTGTTAGAATATTCAGGCGTCAGCGCAGACAATTATTATTACGTTGTCAGAACCAGCTCAAACACGTTCACATTGCAGGATAAAAACTTTGTTCCTGTGACCAGTGGCGTTGGTACTGCTGGAACCTTTACGAGTGACGGAGACACACATCGTGTAGGAGTTCCACTTCGAGTGCCATTCTCTTGGGGCATCGTCAAGAACGTCACGCCAGTGATTAAGAAAAAAGATGACGAAGTTGCCAATCCAGATTTGCAAACCAATAACAGCAGCTATCCAATCGAAATCCGCGAGGATGGCGTTTTGATTTACTCAACGGACAACACTTCGAGCGAGTTCTGGAACGGTTCAAGCGGTTCAGGTGTAGCACCAACCTCAACTGTGATTAAGCTGAACGCTGCCACCACTGGAGGTGTGCTTTCGATTTCTGGAATCAGCACAAGAGGTTCGACCTTGCTCGGTGCTTATCAGTATGTTGCCACACAACTTGGGCTAACCTTGGACACCAGCCTAGCATGAGCGGAACCAATTACAACGCAGACACAACAATCAGCACCGACACCATTGTTGAATCACCTGCTGAGATTCGATCAGCCGTAACTCTGACAATTGATGCAACCGGAACCTTAACAGTTCGCTCGTTGGTAGTTGCAGACACAACGTCAGAAATTGAACTTTACAAACCATAGATGCCGCAAGCTACGACCAGAGACGAGCCGCTTTTGGATTTTGCCGCAAACATTGCAGAATCGGCAAACATGCTTTTGCAGATTACTGGAAGCACCTTGCGTGTCATTAACCGTATTCAAACCGGAGCAGCCAGTTCAACTGTGCGAACTCCCGAATTGTTGGCTTTGCAGATTTCGCCAGCTTATCCAATCAAGAAAGTTTATAGCGAATACGAGTTCAATCAGCCTTACCCAGATTCAAATACGCTTCTGACAGAATTAAAAGTCGTTGAAGTCAAGAATCTAGGCTATGGAGAGGAACAAAAATATGACGCTCTAAGTACAGTTGAAGAAAAGGTAATTGAATTCTTGCGAGCAATTCTTATCAGCGAATCTGCGCCTATCTGCACGGCTCGAATTTTTGGAATTAAAGACAATTACCTTTTAGGTTATCGCATCATCTGCATTGACGAAAAGCAATCAATTAAGGCCACAATCACCATTACGTCAATTATTTACAGCTTTGATTCTGAAGAGACAACCATAAGCGGACCAACAGAAATCAGCTTTGTAAGGTTTGAGTGAAAATCATTTACACAAATTCAATTACAGGCGTCAGCAGTTCAGCGACTCAATTATCAAGCGATTACGCCATTGCAAAAGTTGAGAATAATTATCCGAAGCAGCCGTATATTGCGGACTCAGCCACGGCAACAATCACTGTGACTTGTGCAGGCGCGGAAGCCATTTTCTTCAGCTACTTGGCAGAATCGGTGACCGTAACATTCAAAGATTCTGGTGCTTCAACGCTTTCGACAGAAAACTACACGAACAGCTACACACTCAGCGAGCAATACCTGCTCAACGAGAAAACCCATTGGAATGATTCGGTTTTTGTTGCTTGTCCAGCAACAACGAACACCGTTGAGATCGCTTTAACCAATTCGACAGACGTCAAAGGCAGTCTGGACGGTTGGGTGACTGCCAGTAATGGGAATCTAGGCAGATTACAGGCGAGTGCTGCAAACATTTATTTTGAAGATTACCCACAAATCAAACTTGGAACCTTTGTCAGCGATGGGGTTTTTACCGAGCAGCTCAACCGGATTACTGGAGACGGCACAGGCTCAGAAGATTTGCAGTTAACCGGAAATGGTGGCTCAAACTTTACGGTTTCTTCAATGAAGTTGCCGCTCATCGTCAACACGATTCGAGCCGGAAAAGTGCTGGAAACCTACAACCCGAACGTAGGCATGTCGATTAGCCGCGATTCGTTTGGAATCAGGCAAGAGCGAGACAGTGGGATGGTTTACCGATTGGGTGAGATTCGCAGAAGGTTCAGCGGTTCAGTGCAAGTCTTAGAATCCGAGAGAGACACTGCAACCAAGGTTTTTGCTGGCCTAAGAATGCAACCAGTGGCTGCGCAGATTCTAGGCTACCAAACAAACACCGCAGTATTTGGTTCTTTCTTTGAGCCAGCTTCGATTGCGTATTCTTATCCTGGCTCCCAACTTTATGATTACAACTTTGAATTTGTTGAGCTTATCTAAATGAGTTTATTAAAAACAAACGAAATCCAGAATTACAACGGCAGTTCACTGACGCTAACCGCCAGCACGGTTTCTACTTCTGCACAACTGAACACGGGCGGAAACATTTCTGTTACTGGTTCTTTAAATGTCTCTGATGATTCAACGACAAGAACCAATTTAGGATTGGGAACGATTGCCACGCAAGATTCGAGTAATGTCAATTTAACAGGTGGCACGATTGGCAGTGGTGTGGTGTTTCCTACTGGACATATATTACGAAATTTTTATTCGATAGGTGATGGGTCAGGAGATGATACGGTAACATCAACAAGTTTTGTTGTATATTCTGGTGTAGAATTAGAAATTACTGGAACTAATGACACGAATGATTTTTTAGTTATTATTTACACGGTAACGGTTGGTTCTGTAGGAACTGCCTACGAAGATTATTATGCTGGATTGGTATATTCGACAGATAATTTCAGTTCATCGACTCAACTAGGGCCAAGTATCTATTACGGTCGCACGATTTCGATGAATGCTACGTTTGATAAATTAGACACTCTGACATTTTGCACCCGTGTCAGCCATCCAACGACGTCGACTTACAAAATTCGGATTAGACACGCACTTGCAGCCGGAACGCAGACCAATCTTTTTAATTCCACTGGGCCAAAGCCAATGCTTACTGCTTTTGAGGTAAAAGGATGAGAAGAGATACTTTTGCAACAGCTTTATTAAATTTAGTCGGAACCAATGCTTTAGGTGGCCCAGTAAATGGCCCGATTGAACGATGGCAGTTTGTGGATAGCAGTAATTTACCCACTCAGTCAGAAATTCAGACTGAAATAAACCGTTTAACTGCCGTAGAGCCTTTACGTCAACTCCGCATTAAACGCAACCAAAAGCTAGCCCAAAGCGATTGGATGGCAGTGTCCGACAGAGTTATGACCCAAGCACAAATCGACTACCGACAAGCACTACGGGATCTACCAGAGACAGCAAATCCACAACTAGACGAAAACGGCAATCTAGCCAACGTAACGTGGCCCACACCTCCTAACGACTAACCGAGGCCGAGTACCATGCCAGCAGAAGCCACCGGAATAATTGACGTTGTCCAAGAACTTGGAACATCAGCTTCTGCTCTGATTTTCTTTGCTTGGCTAATTATTTTTATTCTCAAGCAGCACGATAAAGAAAAGCAGCAATTACGAGCAGATGCTGAAAAAAAGGACTCCATGATGATGGAAGAACGAAAGCTTTATTTAGCAGCGGACGCAAAGAATGACGAAGAACTCAGGCAATACATGAAGACTTCAAACTCTGAGTTAATGTCAATTATGAGTGCAACGAATGTTGCGATAAAAGATATGACGATTGCAGTCAATAATTTGGGGGATGTTATAAACAGAGAATTAAGGAGATGAGACCTCTTCTGACAGGCTTGGCTTTGCTGCTTTCAACGTCAGCTTTTGCTTTGCCTGTCGAGTATAAAACCTTGCACTTAGTCAGTTGGGCTTATCAGTGTTCTCTTCGACTTGCTCCCACCTATCAAATGCAAGGCATGGCTTCAAATCTCGCCATGCAATCGGCAATCAAGTTATGCAGTTGTGTGATTGATCACTATCGCGAGAATCACCGATACGTTGACCTTCAACTGATGCCTTTGCCACAAAGAGAAGCGTTTGGTGAAATGTATAGCCAAGAATGTATTGATTATCCTGAACGAGAAACCTAATGGAATTTATTGACCACTCTGAGCATTTTTCGAGGGACGAGCTGAAGTGCAAATTCACAGGTGAGTGCAAGGTTTCCAGTGCATTTCTGACGAAGCTAGAGACATTGCGGCAGCATTACGGCAAACCCATCAGATTAACGTCAGCTTATCGCTCGCCAGAGCATCCGGTTGAAAAGGCTAAATGGAAAGACGGAAAGCCAAAATCAACAGGTTATCATGTATTAGGCCGAGCTGTAGACATTGCTTGCTGGAATGCAGATGGGGCAAGGTTGCTAGAAATTGGAATTCAAATGGGCTAGTTTGGTGGCTATGGCTTTTCTTTTACTGGTTCAAGCCGCTTCCTTCATGTCGATGACCGTGAAGACGGTTTAATGATCTGGAGTTACTAATGGAAGGATTTTTGGAGATTTTCAATCAGGCGGTTGATTCTGGCGGATTAGAATTGATTTTAGCGGCAACCGGAATGGGCGCGGCTGTTCCAGGCGTTTTATTGTATAAAAAAATTAGAAAAGCGAAAAAACTGAAGGAGCAACTGCTTGGCTAGTGGCGGTTTTCAAAGATTGCCACTTACCGGAGGTGTCACGATTCCTCTGAAGGTGGCTCCCCAAGCTGGACTCGAACCAGCGACCCAATGATTAACAGTCACCTTAGTTCTTTCGGCTATAGGCTAGACGAATACTGGGCTTGCGGCTTTCGGTTTTTTTCTTTGAAAAAGTGTTTTGTGGCGAGTTTCCTAGTTTATTGACGAGATCGACTTGCTGTAAATGGTCACTATTTAAATAAGACATGGTTGTTTGAATGCTTTCATGTCTTAGTAGCATTTGAACATGCACCGGATTCGCAGACTCACCGGAAAGTAGTTCAGTCGCAACCGTAGAACGAAACGAATGCAACGGTTTCGCGTTCTCAATCCCTACCTTCTGCAAAGCCTTCCTCATGGATTTGGTCAAATCCCCAAGCGAACTATAAAGAGGCTTACCTCTGCCGTTGTCCAAAACAAACTTCTCGCCTTGAATATCCTGTGCCTGAATAAATTCTTTTAAATCTTCAGCGATTGGAATGATTGCGTCTTTCCTGCCTTTTACCTTCCAATCTCGCGTTGAGCGAAGTTCGATTCGGTCTGGGTAAACGTTGTCCCAACGCAAGGCCAGCAGCTCACCACCACGCATTCCTGTATAGCGCAAAAACCACCAGGCTCGAAGCAGCACCAAGAACCGTCTTCGTTTGGTTTCGCTCCAGCCTTGTTCTAGGTGTTGCCGCAAATCTTCGAGTTGTTGAGCAGAAAATACAGCAGGCAGCGGCTTGGACGAGCGAACGCTTTTGACTTTGATTGCAGCCGGAAGAAAGCCTTGCTCCCAAGACCAGTTGAGGATTGCGCGAACTGCTCGAAGATATGAATTACAACTGTGATCATTCAGTCCTGCTTTTCTTAAAGCCAAGACGAACTTGTCAGTCAGTTGTGAAGTGTGAAGCCGAATCCGATAATCACCAACTACTTTTTGGTAGCGACTAAGCTGTTGCCGATACTTGCCAACCGTCCGCTCGTCACGGTTCGCCTGAACATGCGCCAGGAATAAATCCAACAGTTCTGAAAAGAACAAACCTTGTTCATCAGTAAGCCTCTCGACTTCTCGACTCAGCTTTTCTTTCAGCTTCAGAAATCGCTCAACGAGCAGAGCGTTCAACTGTTCAGGCTCTAAGCCTTCAGCATCCACAAAACGAATCAGAACTCTGCGATAACGCTTCTTAGCAATCCATAGTTGACCAACATAGGCTTTTTGCCGTTGGTCATGGACAATTTCGTTCTTGTGACTC